GATATAACAGAAGAAAATGGTAAACATATTATTATGAATGCTCGTAAAAAACACTGGGCAGAAAATCAGTCAGACGAAGATAGAATTATTTTATACATGGAAATATATTCTTAATATATTATAAAACAATGAATAAAGATCCTAGATTAACCGATACACAAAAAGTTTTATTTGCACTACCAACACTAACTCTTATATTTCTCATATTACTCATACTATTAAACAAAAAAATCAGGCGCAGTCCAGGTGTATATATATCACTTGCATTATCAGCTATTCATTTATATCATCACTACACCCTCGCTAGATTACAAAATAAAGTATAAATGTATATAATAAAATATGTTTATGATCGAAGAACCTTATGGAATATCAGAGTTTCAGGCTTGGTTAATATCAATTACGTTAGGGATGGTATTAATAAGAAGAAAACTTCGTGGTGAAAAATATATTAAGTAATATAAATGAAGGTTCGTTTACAAAAAAGCCCACTTTTTAATAAAAAGTATAGAGTTACTTTTGAAAATGGAAGAGTCGTTGATTTTGGTGCAAAAGGGTATTCGGATTATACAAAACACGGTAACCCTTTACGTATGCGTTCATATGTAACTCGACACGGTGGTTACGTTCCTCATATGGTTCAAAAACAGACAGATCCTAAACTCGTTCATTTAAATATGCTCGACGTTGTTAAAAGCGATAAAGAAAACTGGGGTAAAACAGGTTTTTATACCGCGGGGTTTTGGTCTCGTTGGCTCTTATGGAGTCACCCAGAGTTAGAAGGTGCCAAAAAAATAATAACAAAAAAATACGGTTTATCTTTCAAATAAATACGTGATTTTTAAGTTTGAAATATATAATCAAACATCAAAATCACTCTTCTTTGACTTCATCTTTTTTAGCAAATCGTTTTTTCGTATCCATGCTTATTAAATAGGAAGTAAAACACCACGAAATACACGACAGTAATAAACCCATCCAAATGGGGGGTGGTTTAAAAGGGAAACTAAAAAGTTTCATGGATATCATGAAACAACATAAACAACTGAAAATTCTTTGTATGAGTGTAATATTATCGTACGTTTCAGCCATTTATAATGTACTTAGAAAAAATTATCAGTTCTGTATAGTTTAGCCTGAAAAGAACCAGTTTGTCCTAAAACTGAGACAGACTCGTTACCATATATTTCCTGACACCCAATATCATCCATACAATCTCTATTATCTATGGTTATAGGAAGTGAATATACCTGATCACCTGGGGTTGTTGTATAATAATTGTACCTATCACGTCTACCTCGAACTTCTTTTCCGTATATAGGCAAGGTTTCTTCATTTTCACCGACAAGAACACCCATTTGTTGAATGTGACCAGGTTTATATTCTTTGATTGGTGGACTTCGGTATTCTTTTTCCATTGGTATTTCTACTGGGACTTGAATTGGTACATGAACTGGTACTTTTTTACTCACAATAATTGGATTACGCATTTGATAAATTATAATAACTGCAAGTATAATTAATGCAAAACCCAAGAGTTTCTGTTTTGTCTTAATCTTCATTTGTATATACAAATATTATTTCTTACCGAGTAAGGGTTTAAGTGGGGTGAGATCTATTCTTTGTAATTTAAATTGAACAACTAACCAAAGAAAAAATAAACCACTTTTTAATAAATTGTTCGCATCTGTATCATCCATTACATATATTGGACCCATAACTTTACCAAAAAATGTATTATCTTTTTCTTCACCAGTTATCGCCATTTCGAGCTGTGTTAAGGCACATGTATCATCATTAACTGACCAATGAAAAAATATAAATGGTACAAGAAGTGAGTAAAATTCTAAGTTTTGTTTATTATTGGTAAATGGTATCACGAGCATCGTAACGAAAAAAACCAAGTGAACAAAAAATATAATGTTCATATCTATTAGTATGAACGAAGAAAAGAAACTGCCTAAAATATGGCACGTACAACAGGAGAAAATTCTTAAATCTTGGGGTGAAGCTGCTGCATGTTATAGGTATATGCACTACCAAGCGTATTGTTCATATAAAAATTTAAGTATGAAATTTACTATACCACTTATAATTGTAAGTACAGTTACTGGTACTGCTAACTTTGCACAAGAAACATTTCCACCGTCTGTACAACCCTTTGTACCATCGGCTATTGGTGGTCTAAATTTAATAACAGCCATCGCAACAACTATTATGCAATTCCTTAAAATTAACGAACTTATGGAAGGTCACCGCGTTGCCTCCGTGCAATACGGTAAAGTTTCACGAACAATACGTCTCGAACTAACTTTACCTCTCACTGAACGAACATTAAGTGGTACAAATATGATTGAAAATATGCGTGCCGAATATGATAGACTTATTGAACAATCACCGAACGTACCCAAACAAATGATAGATGCATTTGAACGTGAGTTTCCAGATGATAATGCATTCTTCAAACCAGAAATTATGCATATTCAACCAATTATACCATTCAAAGCGATACAAGAAAATAAAGTTATAACCAAACTAAAAGATGCGTTTACTGGTGTAGCAAAACGCGAATTAAAAGAGGAACTTGAAAGTATCCGAGGTAATGTCAAATCGGCTAAGAAAACTATAAAGTCAGATATCGAAGGGAAACAACAACGTATTAATGAAATTTCAGATTTAAAAGGTAAAGGTCTCGTAAGTTTGAAAGGTGATTTAATGAATGAATTACGTCGTCGAACGGAGTTAATGGAAGTTGTCACGGAAACACCGGCGGCTGAAGATAGTGATGAAGATGATAAAGAATTAAAAACGGAATCAGATAAACGTAAATCTATATTAGAAAAAATAATCATAGAATCACCGAAAGACGATTTGAAAGATAAGCAACCATAACAAAAAGTGCTAAGTTAAAGAATCCAATACACATAACGTAAGGAAATAACTTCCTTTTGATAGGATCTATAACACGCTTTTGAAGTGCGTCATTATTCAAAACTAAATCTAGAGCTTGATTAGTAAGGTCGTCATCATCAGACATATGGATTCCTTTGTTATTATAAAAAAACAAAAAAAAAGTTACGAATTATCACTACGCGATAATGAAATAAATAATTTAAAGCGGTGTTTAGATGAAGGTAAAAATGTTTTTTTATGTGGGACAGCTGGATGTGGTAAAACGTTTATCCTGAAAAATGTTTTGGATGAAACTAATAGTGTAGAAATATGGGATGAACCCATGCGTAAAAAAGATATATATTTAGACACGATCAAAAAATCAAATATGTACGCATATATAGAAGATTACGATTCAGACTTACATACGTATAAACATATTGTAGAATCGGTTTCCGATGGTAATACTGTTACAAATAAACAATTAATAGTTACATCAAGGAATGTTTATTTCATGGAAAACTTTACAACTCTAATTATACAGAGATTAAAACCAGAAAAAATAGCTACTCTTAAACCAAAACATATTAATACTTTATTAGCTGCGCATAAATGTAAAGGTAATATTCACAACTACTTTCACTATTTAGACTATACGGGTGAAAAAGACATTTTTAAAACACCAAAAGAAATTGTTACGGGTATTTTATGCAATTCTAGTGATATAGATATATCAGACTCTATTCACGAACATGGTCATATTTGGTCGATCATAGAAGAAAACTATCCAGATGCAATATTAGAAAATTATGATAAAATAGCATACTCTTTAACAAATGCAGATCTTTTAGATACGGAAATATATCACGGAGATTGGGATATAATGCCTTATTTTGTATTACACGCTATAAAAATACCAAAACATTATTTCGTTAAACAAATTGACCCAGAAAGTGTACGACCCGGTAGATTCTGGACTAAATACGGAAATCAAAAAATGAGACAGCAAAAGATTAGAGGTATACAAGTTAGATCACCCATAGGATTGGGACAGGGTGAATTTATGCTTTTGCGAGAATATGCAAAAAAAGGTAATGTTTCACATTTTAAAAAATATAATTTAACACCTCAAGACTTTGATGTAATGAATCATTTAGCGATACAAAATAAACTTAAACAACGTGAAGTTACAAAAATAAAAAAGTTGATTAAAGAAGAAATAGAAAGTTAAACTAATAATGATGTCTACTACCACTAACACGGATGAGGAGGAGGATTTTAAAATCACACGTGTTATTGGTAATGAAATATTATACTACGGTGAAATCACGAACGAGGATATTCTCGAATTTATAGAAGAGTTTAAGAAACTCGAAATTAAACTTCTCAAACAAAAGGCGGAACTTATTGGCTACGAACCCGTTATTCGGGTACATATATGTAGTGGAGGTGGTGACTTATTCGCGGGTCTAAGTGCAATGAACATCCTCGAAAAATCACGCGTTAAAGTTGTCACGATCGCGCAGGGTGAGTGCTGCTCGGCAGCAACGTTCCTTCTTTTGGGTGGACATGAACGTCTCATCGGTAAGAACGCACACGTTCTCATACACCAAATATCAACGACCGGGTTTTGGGGAAAATATGAGGAAGTTAAGGATGAAATGAAAATGTGCGATAAACTCATGGACATGGTTAAGAAAACCTATATGGAAAAAACCAATATCCCTGATAAACAACTTAAGAAACTTATGAAACGTGATGTTTACCTTGGTCCTAATGAGTGTATCAAATACGACGTCGTTCGCGGTCTTGATTAATATCTATGTGGCGTTTATAAAGACCAATTATGGTCGCTATTATTAGAAACAAACAAAACGTATTCGCGTTTATTGGTATAACTGTATTTTCTGGAGGTTTGAGTCGTTCCATTCTGCTATAGTCGACGACGGGTATTTTATCCGCCATACTCTACTATACCTGAATAAAAATTTCAATCACAAAAAACACAGTTAGAGATTTTTTTATAGTATTATTTAAATGAAAAGAGTTGCTATTGATATCGACGAAGTTCTCGTCTCGTTCGTAAGACCTATGGCAAAGTTCCGTGGATACAAAATGCCGACCACCCAAAAGTACCCGTACGTCTATAAAGATATGTTTAACATTACCGAACCCCAATCGCGAAACATGGTTCATGATTTTTACGAATCCGAGGCGTTCGCGAAACTTAGACCTATCCCGGGTGTATGTAAACAAATGGGACATTTACGCAAACACGCCGATACAATGTATATCGTTACGGGTCGCCAAAGTTACGCGCGTGATCAAACCGAAAAATGGCTCGAATACTGGTTTCCAAATACATTCGATGATCTTATCATGACCAATAGTTATACGGATCACGAAATCGAGAAACACGAAATCTGTCGAAGTCTTGCCCTCGACTCAATCATTGATGATAGTTTCGACGTGTGTACCAAATGTAATCGTATCGGTATCGATTCGTATAACATTATCGGGTACGGTAAAATACGGTACCCGTGGGCCATTGAATCGAATATGCAAAGAGTTTGGGGTTAGACAATTCCAGACATATATATAGAATTTAACCAGTCATTATCGTCATTTATACCTCTAAATATTATAAGGTTACCATTTATACACACACCACTTGGATTGCTAACAATAGCAGATGCACCACCACTAGACGCATTACCCTGTCTTATCTCAAAATGATAAGGTTTATTATTAGCGTCAGTTTCATTATCTGTTCTTACATCGTACCACTTTCTTTCTACGACATTAAACTTAACTCCACCATCAGTAACAATATTACCACCACTGGTTTTCCATATATAGTTAGCATAATCACCTGTAGTATCTACATACTCTAGTGTTACCCCACTAAACGAATTTAATACCCCTTCACCTGTAAAGTTTGGATTTGTAAACGTAACCAAGAACGATTTCGCATAGTTCCAAAACTTAAGGTTCTTAATTAACCCGTTATAGTCTTCACCAATTTTTATCGTCTTCGCACCCGACGCGATCGTCGGGGTTGTTTGTGAGATTAAAGCTCCGTCCACGTACAAATTACTCGTCGTCCCGTCATAGTTTGTCGCTATCGTATATTCACCCGAAACCGTCGATGCGACCAGTGCGTGTGTACCATACGTAAGTATGATACCACTGGTCGAATCCGCCACGTTTATAGATCCACCCATACCGGAATGGGCCCCACAATAATAGTAAAGTGTACTTGGCGTGTCCGCATCAACAACAAACTCACTCGTCGCACCCGAAACTCCTGGGACATAGGTTGGAGATGGTGTTGTTGTCCACCCACTCGTGTATTGAGAAGGAGACCCACTCGCATGTGTCCCATTACTCGTTTCCGATAAACGTATAGGGTGATTCGTATTTGTAGAATCAGATTGATCAAACGTATACGTATTTCCGCGTATAAACGTGAGTGTCGGTGTTTCTACCTCGCTTATGTAATACTTATTTACACCCGTATTCCTCGTTCCATCACTCGTAGACGATAATAACAAAACGTG